GATAAAACAAACGATAACTTTAATGAGTTATATCTTGCACTAGGAGGTTCGCAAAATGCAACCGACCTATTTGATACAGAAGGTAATTTAGATTTATTAGGTAAACCTCATAAAGTATCATTCTTATACAGTACGGAAGCAGAACTGCTTGCCGTTGACCCAAGCACTTATCACGGTGCAATTGGACACGCTCATGATACAGGATCTTTATATTACGCTCATGGATCTTGGAGAAAATTATTATCTGATACTTCAGCAGGAACAATCACTAACCACACAGACCCACTCAACTCATTTGTATATTCGGCCAATATATTAAATAGCGAAGTTGATGGTTATGTTCTTGGAACAAGTGCAAACGGTTCTTATAGTTGGATTGAAGCTGGTGGTGGCGGAAGTAGTTTTGGAACCACAGATGTTGATACTCATTTAAATACATCAGGTGCAAGTGGTAATGATATCTTATCTTGGGATGGTAATGATTATGCTTGGATATCTCAAGCAGGTGGTGGCAGTTATTCTGATAACGATGTAAGTTCTCATTTGAATATATCAAGTGCAAGTGCTAACGAAGTATTACAATGGGATGGTTCAGATTTTGCATGGGCTGCTTTACCATCATCTTTTGCTACAAGTGATGTTGATACACATCTAAATGTTTCAGGCGCAGGTACAGGTGAAATACTTAGTTGGGATGGTTCAGACTATGCTTGGATTTCAGCAGGCGGTGGTAGCGGATATACAGATGCTGATGTTAATAACCATTTAAATACAAGCGCAGCTTCAAGTGGACAAATCTTATCCTGGGATGGTTCTGATTACGCTTGGGTAGCAGACCAAACAGGTAGTGGCGGTGGTTCTTCAACACTCGCAGGTTTAACTGAAGTCAATACAGCAGATCTTGATGTCCATGATATGGCATACCCTGCTACAACAGTTCATGTTATGACACCAAACGGTTCAAGTGCATATCGTTCAGACCATTATGGTACATCAGATAATCCAACACTATATGTTAATGCAGGAGAAACAATTGCTTTTGATTTAACAAGTGTTACTGGTTCTCATCCATTTGAAATTCGTTCAGACGCAAGTACCGCATATAATACAGGACTTGTTCATATTGCTCCTGACGGAACTAAGTCAACAGGTTCAAATGCTCAAGGTAAAACAAGCGGTGTATTATATTGGAAAGTACCTGGTGATATAAGTGGTACATATAAGTATATTTGTACTGTTCACAGTTCAATGATTGGTGATATTGAAATCGCTGACCCATCAGCAAGTGGTGGCGGTGGTTCATTACCAACAAGAACAACAAAGACCACAGTAACAGGTGGTATGACCGCTGACCAAAATGCAAATATTGTAATTGATGGTTTCAAATCATTTGCGTTATTTAAAATTGAGACAACGCATGCAGCTTGGGTAAGGTTATATGTTGATACTGCTTCAAGAACAGCAGATGCTTCAAGATTAGAAACAACAGATCCTGCTCCTGACGCAGGTGTTATTGCTGAAGTTATTACAACAGGTGCTGAAACTGTTAAGTTCGGTCCTGGTGTGATAGGTTGGTTAGAATCAGGAAATTCAATTTCCGCAGCTGTTAAGAATAAGTCAGGTTCTACAAATAATGTTGGTGTAACTTTAACTCTAATGCAATTGGAGCAATAATTTAAATGAAAGAATATATGGTCACCTTACATCGCCGAGAAGACTTGGATGATTTCTATAATGATATGGAAACTCCAGGAGGTGACTTATACATTCCTGATAGAGCAGTTGATTTACAATTAAGAAGAAAGATTAGTCGTGTCACAAACTATATGTTGACCGTTGAAGAAGCTGAAAAATTAAAAGATGATCCAAGAGTAAGGGATGTTGAAGATAAAGAACTCTTTGATTTAATTACTTGGGAAGTTAACGGTTATTCAGAATCAGGTTCTTGGAGAAGAGACTCAACATCCTTTCCTTCATCCACTGAAAAGAATTGGGGAATATACAGACATACCGAAACAACGAACCCTGGAGGAGATTGGGGCCGCGACAACGATAGAGATAAGACTGCAGATATAAACATTACAGCATCAGGAAAAAATGTTGATGTATTAATTGTTGATGGGTCAATCGTAACCGCAGCACAAAGTCACCCAGAGTTTGCTGTGAATCCTGACGGAACAGGTGGTTCAAGAGTACAAGCCTTTAATTGGTTCTCTCTTACGAATCAATTAGGATTAGGTTCAAATGGAACTTATGATTATGATACAGTCGGAGTTGCTTCAGATTCAGCTCACGGTTGTCATGTTGCTGGGACAGTCGCAGGTAATACAAAAGGTTGGGCAAGAGATGCAAATATTTACAACATAGAATTTTATTATGCTAATGCGGTTAACCAAGTTGTGAATAGTTCTCCTCTTACTCCTTCAACACTTTGGGATTATATTCGTGAATGGCATAATACAAAGCCAATTAATCCAGTAACAGGAAGAAGAAATCCTACAATATCTAATCACAGTTATGGTGGTACGTATACAAAAGATTCATTAATTACAAATGGAAGTTATGATAGTTTAGGAGCACTGAATTTTAGAGGTTCTTTATTTAATGCCTATGGAGATTTTGGTCGAGGCTTAACCGATTCTGAATTGGAAGCAAGAGGAGTTAATGTACCTTCAAATGGAAATTGGAAAATAAGTTCATATTCAACAAGTTTACAATCTGATATAGAAGATGCAATTGATGATGGAATTATGGTATGCATATCATCAGGAAATCATTCTCAAAAGAGTACAATAACAGGTGACCAAGATTTTGCTAATCTTGCTTACTTAGAAACAGGCGGGACTTTCACGGCAACTTTCTATACTCATCGTGGAGATTCAACCGCTTCAGGTGATAATAGAGCGTTAGTTGTAGGAAACCTTTACGACGAAAGCGATGATAAAAAATCTCCTTCATCTGTTTGTGGAAATATAGTTGATATTCATGCAGCAGGTTCAGGTATTGTAAGTTCAGTATATGGAACAGGGAATACCCAGGATAGTAGAAATAGTAGCTTTTATTTTTCAAAGTATTCAGGAACAAGTATGGCATCACCTCAAGTAAGCGGAGTACTTGCTTTACTTGCAGAGAGTAATCCTGGTTTAAATCAAGAAGAAGCAAATGATTGGTTAAACAAAAACGGAACTGATGATCTTATGCAAGATACAGGAACTGATGATTGTACTGACTTTGAAAGTTTACAAGGAGCAGCAAATAAAATTTTAAGGTGGATAAACCAAAGGCCTGAAAATGGATTGAGTTTTCCAAAAATTAATACAAAGGCACGACCTAACTCAGGAAGATCTTGGCCTAGACCAAGAATAAGAGTTAGAGGTTAGAAACCAGTAATAAATAAACAAATAATATAGAAGAGCGATAGTAACATTATGGCAGAAATCCTAACAAACAATTTTAAAAGCGATGTAAATAAAATTTTTATCGCTGACGCAAAAGCGAACGACAATTATTATATGTTTGTTTCGAGCATTGGAACATTCAACCCAGTCGACTCTGCCGTTTCGCAAAACGAGTTCTTGGAAAATACACTTTTCGCAAAACGAATTGATAATAACGATATCAACTTTATGATTAAGTATTATCCTTGGCAAAGAGGTGTAATATATACACAATACGATGATAGTGTTGATTTAACTGGAACAAACTTTTATGCTGTTGTTGGACCTAACGATAATGACACAGGTGATTATCGAGTTTATAAGTGTTTAAATAATGGTTCAGGAGCAACTGCAGAATCTCCTCCAACTTTTGATACTGCTAACTTAAATCAAATATATGAAACAGCTGATGGATATACATGGAAGTATATGTATCGTTTAACAACATTACAGTTTGAAGGTTATAACGCTTTAGGTTATATTCCAATTGACCCAGCAGCAGTCATTGAACCAAATTCAGTTTATGGTGGAGGTATTTCTGATATACAAGTTACCAACCCAATTGCTAACCAAGGTTATCAAATTAAGTTTGGAGTAATGGATTATATCTTTGGTCGAGTAGGTGGTATTAATAATCACGGTGAAGTTTCAGTTAGTTTGGATCCTGTGAATAATGACCTTTCTTCAATTGATAACTATTACGTTGGACAATATCTTTACGTTACAAACCCAAGTTCAAGTGTTACGAATTTATTTAAAATAGATTACTACAAATTTAATACTGCATCAGGTAAAGCAGAAATAAGAGTAGGACCTGAGTTGGCAAATCCTGATAGAGGAACTGTTGAAGGTGCAACTCAAGCAGACCCAGTTGTGATTACATCAACAGGTCATAATCTTCAAGCAAGACAACCTATACGTTTTAAGAACGTTGGTGGTATGACAGAATTAAATGATGATGACGGTGATGGAAATCCAGTTTATTATGTTGTACCAATTGATGATGACAGATTCTCTCTTGCGACAAACACTGCACTATCAGTAAGTTTAGATGGTACTGGATTTAGTGCATTTACATCAGGCGGAAACTATGAAGCTGATAGAGATTTAATTACAGCAGGTGTTAAAGTAAATGGTCCTGCTAACATTATTCCTAGAATTGATATTAAAGGAGATGGTGTTGGAGCCGTAGCAATACCTAATGTAAATGAAGACACAATAGAATCAGTCACGATATTAAATAAAGGCTCAGGATATACAAATGTAACTGCGGTTGTCGTTGACCCCATCGTTGACTTCAATCCTGAAGATGATAGCACAACAGATGTAAGATGTGTTATACGACCTATTATTGAACCAAAAGGTGGTCATGCATATAACCTTATTGATGAACTTAAATGTAAACATTTTGGAATGTATGCTTATATTACCGCAGAAGATAATACTAAAATCGGTGATGTAAATACTTATGGTTCTTTAGGTATTGTCAGGACTCCTTCATTTAGAGATGTGAGTACAGGTACATGGAGAAGCGGTCAAGCAAATACTGCACTTATACCTGATATATTTGATAACCGAATCGCAGTCACAACTGATGATTATCAAAATTTATCAGCAAATAGTATTGTGACACAGATTGATGGAAGTAACGAAATAACATTTACTGCTCAAGTACATGAGATTGATGATACATCAAATACAGTTTTCTTAGCAGAATATATGGGACCAAACCAAAATAATCTCTTAGTTGGGAATGGAGATACATCATTTAACCCTAATCTTCAAATTGTCTCAGATACAGGTCAGAGAATCACAATAAATAATCCAGTAGCAGATAATATTGTATACTCAGATTATATACAAAGAACAGGTGAAGTATACTTCATGGAAGACTTCTTCCCATTAGCAAGAACAGACCTATCAAGAGAAGAATTTAAGTTTGTATTGGAATTTTAAGGAACATAAGCAAAGATGCCTATTAATAAAAATTTAAACATTGCACCATACTTCGATGACTACGATGTTGAAAAGCAATTCTACAGAGTCATGTTCAAACCTGGGTATGCGATTCAGGCAAGAGAGCTTACACAATTACAAACTATTCTCCAAGGTCAGGTTGAAGCATTTGGCGATAACATATTTAAAGAAGGTTCAATTGTAAAAGGATGTAACTTTACAGAACTTGATGATCTTCAGTTTGTAAAAGTAAATGACGGTCCTACAGGATTTAACGCAGAAGCATATATTAGCGGACCTGCAGTTGAAAGTATTCAAGGTCAAGATGTTGAACTTGATTATGTTTATGAAGTCGTTGGTCAAACAACTGGATTGAGAGCAGAAATTGTTCAGGCTTCAACAGGTTTCCAAACAAGACCACCAGATTTAAACACATTTTATATTAACTATTTAAATACAACTTCATTAGCAACTCAATTCCAAGCTGGTGAAAACCTTGTTATTAATAGACACAAATACTTAAGAGGAACAACAACAGGTACTCTAACAAGTGAAGCTGTTATTACTTCAGGACTTGCGGTAAGTGCAGGTATTAGTACTCCTCATGTAGGTAAGTCTTTTGGTATCGAAGCTGCTCCTGGTATTATATTCCAAAAAGGCCATTTCATATTTGTTTCAGAGCAACGAATCGTTGTTGAGAAATATACAAACTTACCTGATGGAAAGTCAGTTGGTTATCAAGTAGATGAATCTTTAGTTAATGCATTACAAGATGCAAGTCTTTATGATAATGCAAACGGTTCTAAAAATGAAAATGCACCAGGTGCTGATAGATTAAAATTAGTACCAAGATTAGTTGTAATTGATACCGCTACATCAACCGCGGACTTCTTTACATTAGTTCGTTATCAAAATGGTAATGCAATTACTGTTCGTGACGTTTCACAATACAATGTATTAGGTGAAGAACTTGCTCGAAGAACATATGAAGAATCAGGAAATTATGTTTTAGAAAAGTTTCCTTTAAGTACTGATGATCGTATTCCAGCAGGTGAAGCGAATACACAAGTTCAAGTTATTGTCGGTCCAGGAACTGCATATGTAAAAGGTTATCGAGTAGAGAATTCTGCTGACCGTGCATTCACTGTTGACCAAATTGCTGGCACAGAAGAAATTACAAATCAAAATGTTTCAATGGAATATGGAAACTATTTTGAAGTAACAGGTGGTGATGGTGGTTCAGGATGGAACGGAAGATTAGATATTGATATCACATCAAATGCAATCGCACAAACATCATCTGCACAATCGGTAGGTAATGTCACAATACATAATATTACTCCTTCACGAGTTTATGCTCATTCATCTATGTATTCAGGTGCTCAACCAATTACTGACATTGACAGAATCAATGATGGAAATGGTTATGTTCAACTTCAGCCTACATCAAGTGGTGCACCATTAATTAAAGAAACAAATAAAAAGGCACTTGTATTTGACACAGGCACAAATGGTTTATTTGGAACAAACAATACACTTATTCCTGTAAGAGCTCAAGTAGCAGCTACTCATTCAAACGGAACAATTACTTTAACTGCTAACCCAGGTGAAGATTTTAATTGTCTTAACGATGATATGTTAGTTGTTGATAATTCTTCAGTTCAACAACCTATTACGAGTTACTCAACTTCATTAAATAATTCTCAACTTGATATTCAAATTTCAAGTAGTTCTGCTGCTAACGTAACTGTTTATTATAATAAGAGATTAGTTGGTTCGTCAGACGGAATTGACCCATATAACAAAGTTGTAAGAAGTCCTTATATTAAATTCGCTTATTCAGCTTCACAAACTAAATACAGTTTAGGATTCCCTGATGTCTTTGATATTATTAGTATCGTTGATTCTACAGGTGAAGATTATTCAAGTAGCTTTAGATTAAAACCAAATCAGAAAGATACTTATTATGATATATCTTATTTAGAATATATTGAAGGAAGACCTGAGCCGTCAGGACAAATGACAGTTCAGTTAAAAGTATTTGAAGTAAATACTTCAACCGGAGAATACTTCTTTACAATTAACAGTTATCCTAATTCATTAGAAGGTTGGGAGATTCCTTCCTATGTATCTTCTTCAGGAACTGTTTATAATTTAAGAGATTGCTTTGACTTTAGAGCTCACATTGCTAAAGACACAAATGCAGATTATAATAATTCATCCGCAGGTTCAGCACCAGTTATTTCAGGAACAGTTGGGCAATATGCTTTAGACTTCTCAACTTACGGTGCACCGTTAATTCCTGCTGCTCAACAATCTTTACAAACAGATTTAGAATATTACTTAACAAGAATAGATACGATTGCTTGCGATTCATACGGAAACATTGATTTAATTAAAGGTGAAGAAGATAGAAATGCAGTTCCTCCAAGATTAGGAACAGATAAGCTTGCGATTGCACATGTTGAAATTCCAACATATCCTGCACTATCTAAGAAACAAGCTGAAGTTCTTCGTAAGACAGATTACGCAATACGACCAAGAGCGACCGGTATTAAAGCTTACACAATGAAAGATATGCACAATCTTGAGAAGAAGATTGATAACATGGCATATTATATTTCATTGAACCAATTAGAATCTGAAACTTCCAATTTAGTTATCAGAGACGAACAAGGTTTAAATAGATTTAAGAATGGATTTGTAGTTGACCCATTTAATGATTTAACATTATCTGAAATTAATCATCCACAATTTAATGCAGCTGTACCATTTAATCAAAAGATTCTAACTCCTTCGTTAAAAACATTCGCATTGGATTTAGTATATGATTCTTCAACAGGTTCATCTGTATTCCCTAATTCTGATGAAGGCTTAGCGGCAACAATTGGAAGAAACTCTAATGTTTCTATTATTGAACAACCTTATGCTTCTAACTTTAGAAACTGTGTTTCTAATTTTTACAAGTATGTCGGTGATGGAATTATATCTCCACCTTATGATGCTGCTTACGACACAACAGTTAACCCTGCTTCTATTGATATTGATTTAACAACTCCTTTCCAAGAGTTTGTTGATAGTATTCAATCGTTCTTACCTATGACTGATACTGCAGTCACAACAGTATTTGACAGAGACCCAGGTCGAGCAGGCCGTCGTGGTGCAGGTACACAAACACAGACAATCGTAACAAGAACAAGTGAAATTACAATTGACAGCAGTGAAACAACTCAAGACTTTGTTGGTGAGTTTGTATCTGACTTCAGATTCCAACCATTTATGGCATCAAGAGATATTAAAGTCTATATGTCAGGATTAAGACCTAATCAAAGACATTACTTCTATTTTGATGGAGTAAATGTTGATGCACATGTTATGCCAGGTTCAGTTGACGCTGACAGTGTTGGTAATATCAATAGGTTTGGTTCTAAAGGAGATGCAGTATCAACCGATGCAAACGGTGTATTGAGAGCTGTATTCCATTTACCTGCTGAAACATTCTATGTAGGTGATAGAGTATTAGAAATTGCCGATGTAAATCAATATGAAAGTATTGATTCTGGTGCAACTTCAAAAGGATTCGTTACTTACCGTGCATATAACTTTAGTGTTGAGAAAACAAGTTTAACGACAGCAACAAGAGCACCAAACTTTGATGTGAATACAACAACATCAGTACGAAATGTTGCTCGACGTATTCGAGGTCGTGATCCACTTGCTCAAACATTCTTTGTTAAGAAAGGTATGGGTCGAGGTTCAAATTCAGTTTACTTATCTGATGTTGATATTTACTTTAAACGTAAGCCTTCTCAAACAGCGGCAGGTTCAAACGCAAACGCTGCATTGAATGGTGTTAGTGTTCAAATAAGAGAAGTAGTTAACGGATATCCAACAAATCAAATTTTACCTTTCGCAAATGTTCATAAGTTGCCTGCTGATGTATTTACTTCTGAAGATGCTTCAACAGCAACCAAGTTTACATTTGAGGCACCTGTCAGATTAGATATAGAAAAAGAATACGCAATTGTGATTCAACCTGATGCATCAGATCCTAACTATTTAGTTTATACTTCTAAGGTTGGTGGTACTGATTTAACTCCAGGTGATACACAAGGTTCTGCGATTGTTCAGGATTGGGGTGACGGTGTTCTATTTACTTCAACAAATAACTCTGCTTGGAAATCTTATCAAGATGAAGATATTAAGTTTACTGTAAATAGACATAACTTTAATTCTACATCAGGTGAAGTAAAACTAACAAACAACAGAAACGAATTCTTTACAGTGAATAATATTACCGGAAGATTTAATCCGGGTGAAACAATTTATCAAGCAAAAGGTTCAAGCCAAACAGTTGGATTAACAAATAATAGTAGAACAATTACAGGTACTGCTTTATCAAGTGTATATAATGAAGGTGACTTCATGATGATTGAAGGCGGCAACCCAGTTGTGAAAGGATTATATAAAGTTGTCACAGTTGTAAATGCCGATGAATTAACTCTTGATAGACCTTGGCCAATTACAACAGGTTCAGCAAATGCAACTCCTGTCGTAACAGGTAACTTGTGTTTCTACGATTTAAGAAATCCTTTTGAAATGCATTTAGAAAATTCATCTGTAACTTCAGCACAAGTATTTACATTAA